TGATTGCGAAAACGTCGCCAACGCGAACTCCAAGCGTCGGAAAGTTGGCTGAGCCCACCGTAATACGGTTGGTGGCAGAGTTGGAAGCGACGCTGGAGAAAGGAGCCGAAGCGCCGGTTGCCCAAGTGCCGCCCATGATGGCCTGGATAAAGTCATCCCAAGACTGCTGAGAAAGCTCGCCAACAATGTCGCCGGTGACGGAGCGATAGCCGTGGCGCACATCTTGGCGCATACGGTCAGAGCGACGCTCCTCCGACTGATATGCTTCCTTCTGAAGGTTGACAGAAAAAGACACATCGCGGATTCGCTGAAAAGCAGAACTGACAGGGGTAGAGCCGAAACTCACTTCCGCAATATACCCTAGTTCAGTAAGCGAACCCGCTGCAATTGAACCGCTCATGTTGTTCTCCTAAGAACTTAGGGCGGCAAAAATGCGTTGCCGCTAAAAAATATATACCTTTCCACGTATAATTGAATGGTTCCTAGCAAGTCAATGCGTGCTTAAGTGGGGGCGTAGGAGAACCAAGGAACAGTCAGTCGGATACGCCAGAACGGGCCTTCTCGGTCATTCGACGCCATGCTCGGCGTGGCTTCGATGTTGACTGAAATTGAGTCGCTTGTCAGGACAAGGCCGCGATAGAAATGCGCCCTGATCCTCTCCGCCAAGTCAGAAGCCGGATTGGGGCCTTGGTCTTGGGGCGCATAAACATCAACCTGATAGACGCCGCTCTCGAAATCCATGGCGCTCCTGTGGTTGGCGGCAGGGCGCGTCGGTGCTGGTAAGAAGTTCACCCGCAAATGGATTTCCGTAGTCTTGGGCGTAAAAGATACGTTCTCCCACGCCACACTAGGAAGCGAAGAAAGGCTGTTGAGACGCGCGTTCAGGGCGTTACGGATTGACTTCAAACTCATCGAACTGTCCTAGCCACGCGGGCCGCATTGGAGACGAGAGAGGGCCACGCCTTGGCATTAACGCGCATCATGCCGTAGGGGGCTTGGAAAGAGAACTTAGAGGGTAGCGTTTTGACTCGGCGTTCGTTGTCAAACTTATACCCGCCAAATTCCAATTTACCAATATATCCTACCGTATTAACAAGGTAGAGCGTGGTGTGGACACGAGGGGAATAGAGCGCGTAATTAGCAGCCGCGTCCCGAGAAGTCGCTTCGCCTGTTGGGTCTAAGCGACCGGCATTAGAATTTAGATTGGTATCAAATCCAGCGACCCACCCGCCTCTTGCCTGACCTACGCTATCAGGGTCGTGCATACCAAAGGGAAGGTCAATCGGCGTGGCTTTGATGATGTTCGTGGCGAGTTTAGTCGCAGCGCCAGAAACCGTCTTAGCAAGTCGGCGTTCCGTCCTTTGGGCGAAATTAGCAACTTGCTGTGCGAACATTATTTTTGAGCCAAAAGTCGATACATGACGACTGTGCCACTTTCTGGTATCGCCTGCACTCGTGTAATCTTATACGGCTCAGTAGTTGACACAGGGGAGCCGATTGTCATCCCTGGCTTTGGTGCGAACGCCGCGCCACTGGCAGTTAAATAAATTTCGACTTCAGAGGTTTCAGCAAACTCGGGGTCATCAAAACGACTATCACGCGAAAAAGATTTTCCGCGTAAATCTTGTGTCGCCGTGCTTGCAGTGACCGACCCTGTTGACGGGTTAAATACCTGATCGCCCTGTCTCGATACTCGGAAAACATCGCCATATTTTTGAAGTAGGCGAAGACCTGTTCCGTCACGAAGCCGTTCAAAAATACTAGCGCTCATGTCCTGACGATCTGTGGAAAACCAAGGGGTTGGCAAATAGGTTTTAGGATGAACTCAATGTCCCGAAATAGGGGCAAAGACCTCGCCCTAGAATCATACTTCACACGAATTGGCCCGATCTGTTCTTCGAGAACGGAATCGCTGCGCGTCAAATCAGGGATAAGATTCTCCCCATTACGTGACCGAAGTGCTAAAGCGCACACCGCATCTTTCAATTCTTTTGGAATCTCGCTCTCATCAACTGTCCAGCCATCGCGGCGAACAGCATATGCGCGGGGCCAAGAAAGGGCCTGATTTTCTGTCTTTTTGAGCCCGATCCAGCGTTCGTAATACGCTCCTTCAATATAGCGCATAGCCTTCATAATATCCGCGTCCGCTGATACCGGAGGAGCAAGGCCATAGAGACGCGCGTATGCTGCAACATCCGCGCCTAGAACGTATGTCTGTGAATTGGTTTTACCCGAACCATCTTCAAGAATAAGAGCCATGACTTTCACCCCATCCGAAGGTTCGGGTTATATCAATTTCCACCAGACTTTACAAAGGCGTCTCGTTCGTCAAGCCAAATAGCATCGGCTTCAGGCGAGATTGTGTTGCCCATCCAAGGGCCGCCTAGCGTATAGTGAGCGATCTTCGCCGTTTGGATATCATAACCCGGCTCACCGATAAGCGCATTCCATTCTTGAGGAAGCGCGCCGATGTGCTTGTCTGGGTCTTTAATCCAGTCAAACCGATGTAAATCCCGCCCAGGCACCGAATTGATATGTGCAAGGTTCAAGCAATCATTTGCAAAATGATTGCAGTTGAATGCCATGACTGAGGACCAATTCTTGAAACTGTAGCTAGTCTGGATTTGACCATCCATCTTTAGCAGAGTGGATGGATTATACTGGTGCTTGACGCACATCACTGCATACTTGCTTTCTAGCAAGTCAAACAGTTTTGCAATATCGTCTAAGAACAGGACATCGCAATCGACAAAGACGGCCCATCCTGCATAGCCATATTTTGCTCTATGCAGGATTGGAGTCAAAAACCGGCTGATCGCGAACTCTGTTGCCTGTGGGGCTTCTGAAATCACGTCCCACAGTTTGCCTTCTCGCGTTTCAGTCTGACGCCAAATCATCCCTTGATCGCGCAAGTCGTTAATTTTGAGAGGGACAACGCTGACCGGCACAGAGGCCCGCCGCTTCAAACTGAACTCTGCTACTTTATACGCTTCGACTTCTCGGCTGTCGTAGCCCATATAAATGGTCGGCACCATCAATCCCACCCAAGAATAAAATCGTCAACGACGCGCTGCTTAACCGTGGCGCCCCAAGACAAAAGCAATTCGAGTGCCGCATACTGCTTCCACTCAAAAATATCCCACGGCTTTTGCTCGATACAAATAATAGGCTTGCACCGCCGGATCATGCCTTCAGCACCAAGAACGATGGGATATTCATACCCCTCTACGTCCATCTTGATCGCGCTTACAAAAGGATGGTTCTCTGCATCGAGCGTAGTTAAAGGCACGGTGTAGTTGATGGACGACGCCTCTCGCTTTGCGGTATCTTCCGAGGCGACATGAGTGCCCGATGTAACTTCGGGGCGATACTCCATGACCACTTCGCCAATTGCATTGCCGAGAGCCACACGCCGTAGTTCGACATTAGGCGTAGGCTTCTCTGGATGCTCAATGGTATTGAGCATAAAGCACCGCTGGTTAATCTCGATAGGCTCGTAGGCCACAACGCGGTCAAAAGCACGGGCGAAGTGCATAGACCACATACCGACATTGCCACCTACGTCCAGCACTAGGTTGCGCCGATTGGTGGGAGTGTGGTTGAGCATGGCGACTAAGGTATGAAGCTGGTAACTCCCTTCTCCCTTGCTGTTCCGCTTAGCAGCACCTTCAAGGAAAGGAAGAAGGTGTTCCTCTGTGGCGGGAAGCCAAATTCCCGCCACCTTCTTGATATCTGTCATTAGGCTTGCACCACCACCACATCAGAGTTGTATGAAGCACCCGCCTGCTTGCGTGCGCCCTTCAAATGATCCACATACCCACGCCAATCAGAATTGACGATGGGGTGGCTTGTATTGAACGAAAGATCATCCCCGAGATTGACGGCGCGCACCATACCATCCTTCACCCCGCCTGCTACGAGCGTATCGAACACGTGGCAGTCTGTCCAAGCAGGCAAGCGGAAAACTTGGTCCTCGACGTAGACCTGCCAGAAGATGCGGAGCATCGCCACAACATTGGCGTTGTTGACGCGGAACATAAGAATGCCCGCTTCTGTGTGGTTATTGTTGCGCGGGAAGTGCCCGATATGCGCCCAAGTCGGGAACTTATCAACCAAGAACGCGTCCGTAAGAGGCTTCTTGAATACCGTGTCGCCATCAAACCAAACCAGAACTTCTGGCTGATCCCCTAAATCTAGCGCGCTGAAGACGCGAAGGGCCGCAGCAATCGCGGCGGGCTTATGAGAGAACTTCACCGCGTCAAAACGGTAGTCGTATGTGCGTCCAAATCGTCCATGGACTACAGGAGAGTTGTGCCGCGCCTTGAACTCAGTGAGGCTCGCCGCTTCTTCGTCCAGAGCGAAGAACTTCACAAGCGGCGTATCAACCGTATCATGAAGCAGAGCGGTGTCACTGAACACCCAAAGCTCAGAATCGGTCAGTGGGTTGGCGAGGTATGACTCAATCATATTTCGCCCGTATGCCTCGTAGCCTTCTTGGCTAAAAGACGTAATCGCTAGATACTTCATAGTGCGCCTCTGATTTTAGATCGGTTCGTCGGACTGCGGTGCGGGGACGGGATAAACTTCAGGCTCTGGCTCATGCTTGGGCTTCGCCTTTGACTTGGGCATTGCCTTGACGCTGGACCGCACATACCCCACAAGGTCGCGCAAAGCCATATACCGGGCGGCTTCCTCGCACAGCGTATTTAACGCCGTAGCGTCAACAATTACTCGATTGCTCATAGAACCTCATCACTGATTGACTTCGGCTTTCGACCGGGCTTGCTTTTGACCTTTACCGTTTGGCTGCCGCCAATAACGGGCACTTCCCGCGTTTCAATTTCAGATTCTTCTGATGCCTCTACGGGGTCAGAGATAGCGGTTGTGAACTCGCTCTCTTTGGGGTCGTAGGTCGTAACCGCAAAACCCGAACGTGCCTCAAAGGCTCGCTGCGGGTCCGCGTATGCCGGAGACGAAGGGTTGTGCTTGCGAGCTTCTTCGATACGCTCTTGCTGCCGTTCGAGCGCCACCATAGCATCTGGGGCTGAGCCCCCTCGCATGGAGACAAGTTGCCATCCTGACCAAGCACTGAGGTTATCAGCATACTTGGTCTGATTGACAATCTTTGTTCGACCTGTCGCCTTATGGCGTAACTTCACTGTCGGCAGTTGCATGTCACCCTCTATCCATAAATCTTCTTGTCGATAGGCTTGGGAATCCAAACCTGCATCACAACCCGATTGGGTTCGTGGCGGTGCATCATGTAGATGCGATTGGCTACAGCCATATCATATGCTTGTCCAACCGTCATAGGGGACATGGGATATGTTTTCCAGAGAAGCGGGCGCACTTCACGGCTTCGCTCACCGATGTCGATCCAAGTGTTTAAGGCTAGGGTCATGTTCCGTATTCTCCGATAACAGATGCGCTTGTAGACTGCTTGAGCCTGCACTTATCGCAGATTCGATTGTGCGCCCCATCACTATCAAAGACTTGAGAACACGACAAGCAATTCTTTGGGATTTTTGGTTTTATCTCCAAAGAAAAAGCGTCCATCTCCCATTTTATTTGGACGTGCGTCACGTCCCTGCCAAGCGCCTGAGCGATTTCAGGAATCGTGAAACCCGCACGTTTCCAGTCACGCGCTTGGCGTAAATCTCGCTCCGTCCAATATCCTATATCGGGAGGAGGTTTATTATGCCGCGCCATTACTCACTTGGCACAGCATACTGCTGTCAATCCGCGTCATAGGTACCATAATAGGGTAAAGGTCGCACAAAAAGCATAGCGTCGCTTCTATGCTCGCTTTGCTTTTTTATGTCAATATCAAAATTACTCTCGCTGTCAAAAGCCTCAACCCATGCTTGGCAAAGTCGGCTGCGAACAATGTCCTTACTGGTGAAGCGGCAGACCTCGGCACCGATCTGGTAGCGCTTTGCCAAATCAACTACGTAGGTTAGGCCAGAGTCGCGGATATCGCTCTGCTGTGGGTCGCCCGAGACGATAACCTTACAATCGCCAAGGCGCGTGACAAAAAGGCGCAACTGTTCCTTGGTGCAGTTCTGCGCTTCGTCAAGCAGAACGATAGCGCCGCCGTCGAAAGTGCGGCCTCGCATGAACTGGAAAGGTGCAAACTCAATGGTCCCCTTACGGAGCCATTCTTGTGCGCGCACTTTGCCGACTAGCTTTTCAATCACATCTATAATGGGGATTGCCCACGGCGTAAACTTCATATTGAGGTCGCCAGGGAGAAAGCCAATATTCTCGCTGCGGTCAGAAGAAATCATGGGTCGAGCGACGATAAACTTCCTGCATCGCTCTGCCAGTATCTCTTGCACGGCATAATGCGTAGCAAGATACGTCTTGCCTGCGCCTGCGGGACCTAGTGCAAATACTTGCTGATATTTCTGAATTGCTGAAAGATACTTAGATTGTGCCGGGTTTTTTGGAGAAAGAGGAGCAAGACTAAACTCAGGCGTTTGGACTTTTGGGGTTTTTGTGGCTTTGCGGGTCTGGCGCTTCTGAGATTTGGTCAGACGGATTGCGGCCACTGAAGTCTCCTATGCAAGTTTAGCCACTAAAAAGTAGAAAGGTCGGCGGCACTAAGCAATGCCTTGACTTATCTTTCTCGGTTAAACGAGTATCCTCGGCCTTAAAAAAAATGCCGCCACTTTTTTGTGGCGGCATATTTTTCAGTACATCCCGAGCGCCTTTAGATAGGCGTCCCGAATTGCCTCGCGCTCCTCTCGGTCATCCCTATCTTCCGCGCGCATCTTGATAACTTCACGGATAACCTTGGGGTCAAAACCCGCCCCCTTAGCCTCCGCCATGATATCCTTGATAGCGCTTTGGATATCCTTCTTTTCTTCATTAAGGCGTTCGACACGCTCAATAATGGAGAGAAGTCGGTCGGAGGCGATAGAGTTGTGGCCTGCTTCAGACATGGTTCTTAGTCCTCGTGGTTGATGGTTGTTGCGTTGTTCGCCAACATGGCGATACGATTCTCAATAAACGCAAAAATCTTTGGCGCTCGTGTCGGCAATTCGGCTAGTCCTGTGCCAAGACCGTCCGTAGGCACTACTACCGTTTTCCCTATCATCATAAATGCGTATGCGATAGTGAGTGGAAAACGGATGGCATCCTCGACAAACTCGAAATCTTCATCCTTAAAATAAGATGCTTTTTGCGTATCTGGTGCCCACTTAGTAGGCACTCCAAAACTATTCGGATGGCCTCGCATGGTGCTTGCTTGCCCGCCATAACCTTGGCGCCGCATGTTATCGCCAAAAAGAAAAATTGTATTTGGGAATTTTTCAAGCACATCTTGCTTAGAGATATGTTTCTTGAAGATAAGCGTTCCAGTCATTTTCTATACCTTTTACCAGACCAGCCTTCAGCTTTGACGGGCAGCCCTGCCGCCCAATCAGGCGTAGCAGCTACCAACGCTTCATACTCTGCCACGCTTCCGTATCCCTCGTCAACCTCAGAAACCACTTCGTCATGAACTGTCAACAATACGGGGTAGTTGTGTTCTTCAAGTCGGAACATTGACGATATCATGAGGTCGCGGGAGACAGCCTGCACCACGTTCTCGGTAAAGGTGCCAGGGCTTATGGTAGTTTGCTCCCATTTACGAGTCATGGAGTTCACTGCCATGACCTGCACGCCATTCTTCATCTCGCCCCAAGGTGTTTTTACCTTGCAGACGCGAGCCTCGGGGTAATTCAGCGCACGGCCTGACGGTAGAAGCAGGCGCAGGTTGCCATCGCGCATCCTGAACTTCATGTTCCGCAGCGTGACCACGCTGTTTGGGTTGCTGATCGCACGCATCGCGGCGCGTTCCAAGGCGTGCCAAAGGCGCGGTATCTTAAAATAGGTTTCGCGATACAGAGTAACGACGCGCTTGTATTCCTCCTCTGGCAAGAAAATTTGGTCCTTGGCGCAAGTCAAGGCGAACTTAGAGGCGCCCATGGCGTAGCCCAGGCCCAATATACAATTATGAACAATTAAGGGTCCGCGATCCGTGTGTATCATGAACCTGTTGCGCGGCCCCGCATTTACAAGATCGTAGACGGGCTTCAAGGTCTTGGATTCTACGTTGCAGTTCCCCGACACTCCGCCTATTGTTGACGTTATCTTTACGGGAGACAAACCGCAAATTTCCGGGGAGATAGCCGAGATTGTTGTCAGCCCTATCAAGCTCAAACTCAGGGACATCCCAGTTTTCAAGACTGAGCAGATACTTGAGGAATCCCCTTCGGTCTTTGATCCAAGGCTCGTAGACACGCAAACCCCGTCCACCATAGTGCGCGTATCCTGAATCATTGGGATTGCAGCACCTGTTGATGATCGCAGATATCCGGTTAAGCAGCCGCGTCCTATGGTCATCATCGGGGCAAATATCCGCATAACCCCAAAAATTCTTTCGCGTAGTTCCGCTTTTAGTGTTGGCGCACAGCGCGCATCGCGTGCTGGTGAAATTTCTATACGAGTTATTTGGCACGGAGTATTCTCCGGGGCTGCAATCGCACTGGACAATAAGGCCCGCGATCCCTCCCCTGACTCCAATAAAATATCCGGTGACGGTAAGTTTCCCGCTGCGGTGGCCAATGCTAGGGATAGGGAATCTCTGTCTTGCGCCAGAAACCCGGCGTCCAACCAACTCGTCCCGCACAACACTCGATGATCCGGAGTCAACCAAATCCCGCACAAAGGCAACACGCTTTGCGTGCAATTCGACAAGACTCCCAGATGCTCTACCCATTCTTCACCGTCCCAAACTTTCATATCAAAAGTGATTTGTTCTATCGGGACAAGCCCGTGGTCCGTATATACCAGAGTCCCTTCGGCAATGCACGCCTTTCCTAGTTGCCTCTCTTTAGGGTTGTCCTTTTTATTAAGAGGTTTTTTATAAACCAGGCTCGCAAAGTTGCAGTAGATATCATCGCCATTTGCAAACTGGTCAACAAGGTCTTGCTGCCCCGCCAACCACGCCAGAACTCGGGCTTCGATGGCCGCAAAGTCTGCCGCGTAAAGGACTTTACCTTCCGCCGCCATGACGAGGCTGCGGATCACGTCAGCGGCTACGGTCTGCACCGGGCCAAAGCACATCTCAATAAGGTCGATATCCCCTTTCTTAATATAAGGGATAGCCTCTTCGGGTTCTTTGAGAATTTCAGGGCGGGGCAAGTTTTGCAACTGAACGCCTTTGCCCGAGAAGCGTCCTGTAGACGCCCCGTGATAGAGCAAGTTGCCGTGGATGCGGCCTTCGCTATCAGCCATGTTGAGGATGGCTTGTAGCTTCTTTGTGGAGGACTTGGCGCCGATCTGGCGTATCTCTAGGACTTCGCGCACCTGTGGCGGCAGCGACGTATCTTTGAGCGCGTTAACGATGCCTTGCTTATCAAGACTCGTGAAGTGGCTGCCTTGCATGGCGAACCACTGGATCATCTTGTCGCGTTGGTTGATCGTCGTGACAAGGCCATTCGTGATCTTGGCAAGACGTTCGTTCAGCCTACCCCCTGCCTTCTCTACCAACTCTAGGGCCATGCGCGTGGTTTCAAGGTCTACGCTTATGCCCCTGTCATTGATGATTTGGTCAAGCAGATAGACTTGCCGCTCCGATGGTGAGAGAGGGTAAAGCCGTGTCTCGGCTAGGCGTTCAGCCTCCACGTCTGTGCGGCAATATTGATATAGTTTCTCAAGGCGCGCGAGGTATTCGATACGCTGCTTTTCACGCGTTGCCTCTGTCTTGCCAGTGATCTCAAAATCGTCCCACCAACGGACGTGGGCGAAGTCGTCGTCATCGTCGTCTATCACGCGACTTTTTGCCCTTTCCTCGGCTTCGTCATTTTCAACATATGCCTGCTGCCTTCCATGTCCTTTTGGATCGGCAGGCTTAGTGCCTCGCCAAGCCCTTCCAATGACCGTGGAAGGGCCATGGCTGCTGCCATGGCGGCTGTGCAGAACCATTGCTCCAACGCCACAGGGGCGCAGCCATAGTGCGCTACGGCGATGTTCTTAGTAATCAGCCGTTCGAACTGCGCATTGTGCGCAAAAATCGGAAAACCCTGCCTGATATGCCTGTTCAATTCTACAGGCCACGGAAGATCAGGCGTCCATATCTGGACAGGTTCTGCGTTACGGCTATACCCCATGCACAGGATATCGGTGCTGGGGTGTTCAGCGTAGCGGTAGATGCCCACCAATTTGAGATTGGCGGTGGATTTAGTTTCGTAGTCGATGTGGTAAACGGGTGTATCTTGCATTGGAAAAAAGAAGGGGCATTTCTGCCCCTTCTCCTCTCGCCTTAGAACAAGTCCTTGGCATCGCCTTCGCTGATATTGCTACCCGCAACATCATCGAAGTCGTTATCAGCGCTGCGCCCACCGCCAGTTGCGATACGCTCGCCATCGTCAATGAACTGAACATTGTTCAGTCCAAACGACACGCCCTTGTTGCCGCTGTTGTCATACCCGAAAGCATTGACGCTCGCGCGCACGAAGCAGCCGGGGTAGAGGCGATCTTCGTCGGTGATGACCGGGAACTTGCCTTCGACCTTCTTGCGGTCCACTACCTTGGGCTGCTTCTTGCTGCTTACGGTGATGAAGATGCAATCGTCGTCAAAGCCAGCGGTGCCTTCCTTGTCGGAACCGGGGCGGAAAGGCGAACGCACATTCTTTGGCGGCTTTTCACCAAACTTGGCCTTAGCGGCAGCGCCAGCCGCCTTCTTCAAGTTTTGGAACTCGGCGGTTTCCTGCGCGGCCTTGTCGAACACAAGAACACAGGAAAACTTCGGCGTGTTGCCATTGAACCCACGAGGCTCAAACAGAGCGGGGAAAGCAAGTCGGGCCTTGGGGGTAACTACGTTCGTCTCGCTCATCTGAGCGTTCTCCTTGGAGCCGGGTTGGCGTGCATTTTGCCCCTTGTGCGCGCACACCATTGCCCAGCCACGATGTTAAAAAGGGGCAAAATTATTCGTAGTTGCGGAAGCCGTCATGGTCCAACGCCAACGTATCATCAAACTCTCCGCCAATCTGAACCACAACTGCGGGCCGTTTGTCGGATAGCGATGCGATGGTGTTGCCTGAAGATACTGCCACAATGACCTCTGCCAGTCTATCCTTAATCGCCTTCTTCTTACCAAGTTTTTCCTCGGCTTGCGCGGGCGAGATTAGCTTGCGCGTGAAGATATCATCGTCCTCAAGCCCCATGCTGTTCAGGAGGTCGATGGCATCATCTTCGCTTTGCCACTTGCGTTGCGCCCGCTTGGCTACGAGCTTGTAGCCAGGGACAGCGCCGCCCTGCTCCAACTTACGCTGTGCGTAAGCCTGAACAGAGTTGATCCACCCCTTGAATACATCGGCCTTGGCGAGAATCTGGCCAATCTGTTCTTCGCTCAGGCCCTCGGGCTCAGGAGGCAAAAAACCATCGTCAAACTCCGCTTGTGCCAGTGCTACCGCCTGTTCGTGTAGGCGGGGGCACTTAGGCTGCGCCAAGCAGAACCGGCAATGGTCGCCTGCGTTAAGGGCAGCATCGGCCTCCTGCGTCTTGTGTGCTGCGGCGAGAAGGTCATCCGCGAACTCGATGCGAAGTGAGTAAGCGTCTGTCTCGAAAGACCTGATATGCCCGTCAGCATGGCGGTAGCGGGGCTGCACGATGACCATGCGGATATGGCGCGGGAAGATGCCTTCCTGTGCCTCTAAAGCCAGCATGGCGCCCAAGGCATAGTAAGAAAGCTGAGGGGAGTTCTGCACCTTCACAGGCACACCAGCGCCATACTTCAGGTCCATTACGGTCAGGCGCTTCTCACGTTCATTCCAGATGACCGCATCCGCTGTGCCAAACATAGGCACAGGCGGATTAAGGGCCTCTAGCGTGAACCGTTGTTCGATGAACAGCTTGTTGCCTTTGGCTTCGGCTAGCACGGCGTCTATATAAACCTGCACCGCCTCAGCCATATCTTCCGTGACTTCGAAGCCCTCAATCTCCTGCTCTAAGAAGTCAGAAGCAGGCTTGCCTTGGCGCAAGCACATCTCCGCCAACTCGTGTGCTGCGGTGCCTTCGCGTGCATATTCAGAAGAGATATTTGGCATCCCCTCAGATAGATTGACAGAGCCGGGGCAGGCGATCCACCGAGAAGCGGAACTCGCGCCCAAGGAAGCATGGGCGCGATCAGCATGGACAGGCAGGTTAGACATTGATGAGGGCCCGCGTGATAGCCCGATAGTATTTCATGCACGCTTGGGCGTCAAAGTCGGATACTCGCGCCATTTGTGTGTTGTCCGCAATCTCCTTACGAGTTGCGTCAGGACCGATTTCAGAGAGTCGCGCAGAAAGTAGATCGCGGCAATACTTGCGGCCTTGCTCTGCGTTTTTAACAAACCATTCGTCGGGGAACATCGGAAAATCACGTTCTTCCACATTGAATGTATCGCTGTGATAGGCGTCCATTTCCTGACAGTCTGCCGCTTCTTCCACAATCTCAATCTGTTGCGGCTCTACAACGGCCACGGATACCGCCGTAGAAGCGTCAGTCTTGCGCGGCCTGCCGCGTGGGCGCTTCTCACCTGTAGAGGCAACAGTGGTCGTATTCTCCACCGTATCCTCTTCTAGGCTCACGCCCGCAAGAAGGTGGATAGCGTCGTTAGAAATTCTGTGGATGCCTTTGATCGCCGTCTCGGCAATCAGGGCAATCGCTTCGTTGCGGTCCATCTTATACCCCTTAGAGCATGATTTCGCTGATTTGCTTTGACTTGCGTATGATAACGCGAGTCAAATCTTCATCAATCGAGCCAGCCAATACCACGTATCTGGCAAGCACGCTAGAACTTTCTTGGCCAATTCGGTGCGCCCGCGCCGCTGCCTGGACGTTCTCGGCAGGGGTCCACGACGGTTCCATAATCAAAACATTATCGCTTGCCGTCAGCGTAATGGCAGAGTTAGTAGCCGTGATCTGCCCAATAAAGACACGGATATCCGGTTTACCTTGAAAGTCATCAATCGCCTTTTGTCGAGTATTGCGTGCGGTATCCCCTGTAATCACGACAGGGGAAAAGGCTTTGAGCTTTTCCGCTACTTGTGAGATAACTTCTCGATGGTAGCAGAACAAGATAATCTTCTTCGCGCCATTCTCCAATTCTTCTTTGATGAAATCACTTGTCGGCTCTACTTTTGCAAGCCCGACAGCACGGCGCAGGGATGCAAGCGCTTGCTTATCCGCATTACGAAGAATATCGTCTGATAAGGTGCCATCTTTGTTATGGTGGTTTGCAGCCGCTGCGGCCAGGACGGCTTTGACTTCTGAGATGGCTTGGGTTTTCTCAAGCGCCATCACTTCCTTGAGCGCGGACTTGGGCGGCTCAAGAACAATCGTGCCCCATTGGAGTGCAGGCAACTGCGTCAACACATCTTCTTTCTTACGTCTGATGAAGAAACCATCAATACGTTGGCGCAATTCGCCTGTATTTTTGTTGCCTTTAATACGCTCAACTGTCCGCATACCAAAATGCAGTATGTCCAAAACGCAAAAGTATTTTACGAATTGAGCATAGGTCATACGCCCGTCTGGCGTTTGTAGCCGCTCGGAGGCTAGAGCGCGTAAGTGCGTGTATATTTCTGAAGCGTTGTTTGGCAGTGGGGTGCCAGTCAGAATCCATGTGCGTTTGGTAGCAGCTAGAATACCTCCTTGGCCGTTAAGCCTTTCGCCATAGACCGCCTTCGTGCGCAAGGCCGTTCGGTTCTTAAGTGCGTGCGCTTCATCAATGATAAGAAGATCAAACCCCATATCAAGGATTTTAGCGCGTAGTGTAGGATTGGCAAGCATATCGTAGCTGACAATAACCACCTCTGCTTCAAGTGGAATCTCAGACTTGATATTTTTAATCACGAAAGTTGTTCGTGGAATTATCTGCCAATTCAGCATTTCGCGCTGCCAGTTGATCCGCGCCACGGCAGGGCAAACGACTAGGATACGGCGCAGGTTAAGGGCATCAGCCGCCCTGATCGCCTGCGCCGTTTTGCCAAGCCCCATGTCGTCAAAAAGACCGGCATTGGAGTTGTCGGTCTTTTTGGCGACAAGGAAGTTGACGCCTTCAATCTGGTAGGGGAGAAGGCCGTCTTGCCAGTTAGGCATTGCTCAACCCGTAATAGGCCAACAACGCGCTCTCCGCCCTACCATCATCCTTCACGCGCTTGAACAAATCTACCTTGTCAGGGAACAACGCCATCGCCTTCAAGCGCGCTCCTCCCTTGTCAGCGGGAATGTTCATGCGCCGCTTCCACGTTGCAGGGTGGACGAGCGTAGTAGGGATTTGAAGTGCCGCCAAGACCCCTTCGATCTGTCCGAGATTGCGCCCAAAAGAGAAAGCGCCGACAGCGCCTTCTTTTGGTCGAACGCCGACACTTTCAAGGAATGCCTTCTGCGGTGCCATGTTTTTTATCATAGCCGCGAGTGCCGCAGGGGGCACGCTTCTGCGCTTCTTACCATTAACGACGACTTCGATAGTTGGCATGTCCTCGATAGCAAGAACTTTACCATTTTGGTCAAGCAGGGCCAAAGCCCCGCTTAGACCTGGGTCAATGCCAAGGATCAAAATACGTCGCCCCACTCGCCCTTGGTCGCCGCCTTGCTATACTCAGTGGCACGGTTCTCGAAGAAGTTGGTATGCTCTGGTGCGTTCAGCAACTCATCGAGCCAAGGTAGGGGGTTGTCCTTGACCTTGTAGATCGGCACCATACGCAACTGAAGCAAGCGCCTATCTGCGATGAAGCGGATATACTGCTTGATTTCATCGGCAGTCATGCCATGCACAGGGCCTAGAGCAAACGCCAAATCAATGAACGCATCTTCATGCTCTACGATAGTCTTGCAGATTTCGTAGATTTCAGCCTTGAGCGAGTCGTCAAAAAGACTTGGATTTTCCGCGCAATAGGTGTGGAAAAGCCGGATGATATTCTCACAGTGCAACGTCTCGTCTCGAACAGACCACGCAATGATCTGCCCCATGCCTTTCATCTTGCCAAAGCGAGGGAAGTTGAGAAGCATGGCAAAAGACGCAAAAAGCTGTAGCCCTTCAGTAAAGGCGCCGAACGCGGCAAGAGTCTTGGCGACTTCGCGCGGATTATCCGTCGAAAAGCTGCTGAAGTAGTCATACTTGTCGCGCATTTCCTTGATCTGCATGAAAGTAGTGTATTCACTCTCAGGCATTCCGACCGTATCGAGAAGATGTGAATAAGAAGCGACGTGGACCGTTTCGCTAGTCGCAAAAGCGGACAGCATCATGACCACTTCGGTTGGCTTGAAGATGGGCAGATAGTTGTGGACATAGTTTTCCGCCACGGACGCATCAGCTTGCGTGAAGAAGCGGAAAATCTGTGTCAGCAGGTTCTTTTCAGAAGGCTCTAGGCGCTTCTGCCAATCACGCACATCGTCTGCCAAAGGCACTTCCTCTGGAAGCCAGTGGATGCGCTGCTGCTGAAGCCACGCATCATAGGCCCAAGGATAGCGGAAAGGCTTGTAGCCGACGGACGGAGTGGTGAGGCTTGTCATATGTTGCCCTTTCAAGAAGACGCCTTTCTAGCACATAAGGTTGGGGGCGACAAGCGCGGGGGCATTGCTTTCGCGCCTATCTGTATGATACTCCAAAATTGCTTTTTTCATAAATCTACGTTTTTATTCCGGGGAATATTCGCATGGCCGTCACCATCTCCCTGTATAACCACACTGCTCGGCGCTTTGCCTCCGGCGAAAATGCTTCTGGTGACGCGTATAAGTTGAAGCTATACGCAAGCACTTCTTTTGATGCAGCCGCTACCACTCTCGCGAGCGTCACTGGTGAAGAGACTACTGCGGGGACGGGATATACCGCCGGTGGTAAGGCACTTACAAACGTCGCTGTAACCACGGTCACGACGAACGACGCTAAGTTTGATGCTGATGACGTAGCGTGGGCCGCTACAGGAGGCCCGATCACTGCCGCTTTTGCCGTTCTATTTAACGACACCGACGCAAATGATCCTCCGTTAGCGTTCATTAATTTCGACGGCTCTCAGTCCGCAGGTGAGGGCACTGATTTCAAGGTAATTTGGAATACTAACGGTATCTTTACCTTTACTGTGGCTTGAAGATATTGAGTTTTTAGTTAACTAACGCACCAGCATGTCGTCTACTTGGTAGTTCGGAGCAAGAATATGTTGGCTTTCCTGATACCTCTTATTTCCACTACACCCGTTATTGGTTGTGGTGGGAACCTTTTTCGCAATAAGGATTGAGCCTCATGGCAAACTTGAAAATTTCGGAACTTACGGCAGCGTCCGCAATTGTATCGGGTGATATCTTTGAAGTAAGCCAAGGCGCTGGGCCTTATGGTTCGCGCAAAGCATCAGCGTCGCAAATTCAAACTTTTGTCCTCGGTGGATACCCTGGTTCAACTTCTATCACTACCGTGGGCACCGTAGCGACGGGGACATGGCAAGGATCAATGGTGGGCGTCGGCTACGGGGGCACCGGGGCCTCTACAGCGGCGGGTGCCCGCGCCAATCTAGGATTAGCCATCAATTCCAATGTTCAGGCTTGGGACGCCGACCTCGATGCTGTTGCCGCGTTGGCGGGAACTTCTGGATTTCTCAAGAAAACGGCAACAAATACTTGGGCGCTTGATACCGCCGTGGCTATTGCGCCGATTGTCACGGTGTTTTCGTCTGCCGGTTCGGCAACTTGGACGAAAAACCCGAATGCAAAGACGGTTCAGGTTCTTGTTGTGGGTGGTGGTGGTGGAGGGGGTTTTGGCGGCAGCTATAATCCTGGCGTTACTGGCGGTTCTGGTGGTGGTGGTGGTGGTGGTGCAGGTGGTGATTATCGTATTTTTTCAGCAACTGCACTCCCGGCATCACTATCGGTAGTTGTAGCCGCAGGCGGCACGGGTGGAACTTCCGGGTCTACAACGGGTGGTAGTGGTGGAATTTCATCGTTTGGCACACTTGTTTATGGGTCTGGCGGTGGCGGTGGGGCGCCGGGCGCTTTGGGCCTAGCTTCTGGTGGTGGTGGTGGTGGTGCCGGCACTAATACAATTAGTGGTAGTGGCACAAATTTAGATAGGGGGTATTCGTCTTGGGGGTCCAACGGCGGTTTTGGGACAGCGGGTGGATTTGCATCAGCTAGCCCTGGTGGCAGCGGTGGCGGTGGCGGCACTAGCGCAGTAGGCGTTGCTACTCTTGGCGGCGGAGCAAATCTTGGCGCTACCGGCGGAGGGTCTGGTGGCGGGTTTAGTGCCGCCGGAGCCGCACAAACTGGTGCCGCTGCAGGCGCCGTACCAATTCTTGGCACTGTTTCAGTGCCTAGTGGTGGCGCTGTAAATGCCGCGGGCGCCGCAGGTGGTACTGCAACGACACAAAGTGCAGGCCCATACCATTCAGCCAGCGGTGGCGGTGGCGGCGGCGCAGGCTCTACAGGCAACGGTGGTGCAGGCGGTGCTGGTGGTAACTATGGAGCCGGTGGCGGTGGTGGTGGTGCAGGTAAAAGCACAAGCGGCTTTGTCGGCGGCGTCGGTGGCGCTGGGGGCGCTGGCGTCGTAATCATTGTGGAGTATTAAAATGGCTGAAGTAGATCGTTGGGTTATTATTTCTCTTGCTGACGAAACGCGGCAAGAGTTTGATCCTGAAAAGGGTCCGCGAGAGGTAGTGATCCCTGCGGGAACCGTAGTGAACATCTGTCTGTGGGATGGTGAAACCCAGTGGGTTCCGCCTGAAGGCACTCGCGTAATGCGTGAAGCTGAATATCTTGCGAAGGGAAATACTGATGCCTAAGATGGTTGAGAAGAAGGTGCAAAGGGTCAAAACCTTAGAACAAAAGATAAATCCTTTTTTTCGCCTATCTCCTCCTTTGTAAGAAAGAATCCTTACGATGGTTGAAGGCGTTCGCATTACAGAAATTGGGGATACGAGGATAAGTGAGAGCGGTGATTTCCGCGTCACTGAAAACTACTTACCGCCAGTTGACGTATTAGCACCTTCAGTTGATGTTCTTGTCGCTGCTCTAGCGCCTTTTGTTTTCACGGGTAAGTCCGTCGTTGTCCCCTCTGCTACTATAGCAGTTATGGGTTTTGCTCCTCTAACTAAATTTAGTGCCAATATCCCTTCTATAAATATCGCCTTTGAGGCTCTCACTGCTTCTATTTCCGCAATTTCGCTTCCACCTTCAGCCCGTATCTATGTGATACCCGCACAAGACACAGTTTACTACGTTACTGAATCTATCCGGGTTTACGAAGTTGAGGCTTCTTAACGCCCGTGCCTTGTTGATTTTTTATATGCACTGTATATTGAGGCAGCCTCGTGGGGCCAAGGGGGTTTTATCATGACTGATCTTTTAACTTTGAAAGAACAGCACCCGTTGGACGAACTCGACCATTCGGTTGCTTTCACCAGTTGGCTATCCTCTGGTGATACTCTTTCTTCTTGTGTGGTTACGGTGTCTTCTGGCTTGACGCT